TAAGTAGGAAACCAAAAGCCCATGTGTTAGAGCAAAGGCGGGGAAAGAACTATAGGCACCCATAGGTTGGCCGGTTCCAAAATTTACAGTTTTCTCTTGGTCTCACCCTAGGGTGAGTTCTTGAGTCATACAGTAATTTCAGAGCTTGGCCATCTGTTTTCCATAGAGAGTACGGATCACTATCTCTTGTAATTTACGAGGGAAGCGATCTGTAGCGTCTTTAAGGTCAATAGAGTGTCATTTGTGAGAAGACTTGACACTTAATAAGGTCTTGAAGTTCCCTTGGTTGTGAGTACAATCATAGGGAATCGTCTTGAGTTTGTTGCTAAACTCATCATGAATTGGCTTCAGGGCGCTTTGCGCTCAGTAATTCAAGAGAGCAATTACTCTTGTTTTACCCTCCTTGTCTGGAATCTTACTTATCTTCCCAAACCGGAATTTATCACCCCGGTGTAAGTTGAAAGTATCGACCCATTCTGGGAATTGGTCAGCGTTAGACCGTAAAAAGTCTAGACGTTGACTTAGACCTGGTGAGCACTCATCAAGGATTTTAAGAAACTTAGAATCCAAGTTTTGTGCCTCTCAAAGAGAAGAACGCAACGCGGGACCGGAAGGTCCATGGCTCAATGTTAAGTGAAACTTCTGAAAGTCATATTTCATGGGACTCCCGAAGTGCTTCTTTGCGAATCGCTTCACAAAGTCTTCGAAGTCGTCACCAAGGTCCTCAATGACTTGGTCACATTCCTCGTTGGCTAGTGTGATAGAATCTAAAGAGGAGACCTCGGGTGGAACCTGGAAGGACCTACCTATTGTGAGTAAGGTCATTAATACTCTTAATTCGTTAGGGGTGATTCCCCTTCGGATTATCGGTATAAATCCCCCAATCACCTTAGGCAAGCCTTCTTTAGTTAGCCCAATGGAATACTTTAAGTCCTTTGGAGATAATGGTTCTCCAGCAAGGTGTTTGGTAAAACAAAGTCTAGCCTCTTTGAAGTATAGGAGGGTAGACTTCACACCTCAGCTGCGAAGCATGTTGTTGAAGGTTTTGATAAAGCTCTCAACCGCACGAATCATAGACTCCCGATCACTTAAATCCCTACTATTACGGATTAAAATAATCAGTGTCTTTTGGAACTGGTTTGAAATTTGTAAAAGTTCGGTTTCTTTCATTTGTTGGGGTGGGTACCACACTGGTAAGTCCAGATCCCTCAGAGAGGGGGGAGTTGCCAAAACCAGCGTGCTTGTAAGGCGCAG